AACATCAGCCACCAAATATTGAGGGATTCGAACGGCATTACCAAATACCTGGTTGTTCAGTTTCAGAACAATATCATCAATGAAATTCCTTAAAGACAAACCCATTAACACTGGTTGCCCGTTGAACAAACCCACGGCATCGGAATGAACAGGTTGAGTTGTAATTTCTTTTTGGTTAGCCATTATTTAAGTATGATGTATTCGACTGATGATAAAATATCTTCTGTTGTAAAAAACTCTATCCCAAGAAAACCGTGAAAGGGTCCACCTAATCCCCCTGGATAATTCCATTCGAGATGATCAGCATATTTTCCAATGTCCGATGTGTTTCTGTAAACGGGTTGACCGAAAAGAACATTGTCTCGGCTTAACTTTACTGCAACAGATCCATCGGCAACATTAAAGCCCTGAGATATTCCCAATTGAATTTTTTGGAATGTCATGTAATCGCCGTTCTCTTCTTCTACACCGGTTAGGATCCTTCTTGTTATTCGGTTTCCATAATCGGTGGCGATGTTCTCGAAGCGTCCTATTTTGTCATCAAAGGCTGTGTAATATTTCCCTTCGAACTGAGCGATGAAACCACCACCCCAAGGGCTTGAGAGTTGATTAAAAATAGTATCCAACAGGAACCATTCGCCACCAAAGTAACCGAAAGAATCACGCCTCAAAGTGAAGGTGGCAATATCGAATCCGCGCCATTTAATGCGCCCGGGAATAGCTTCTGCTAACTCAGCTATCGTATAAGTCGAAAGTATTAAATCAATGCCCTGATTAGATATCTTGGGTGCAATTCCTTGGGCAATAGAATAAATACCAAAATCCTGATCTTTCTCTCGACCGATGAATAGGAATGTTTGGTTGTATTCCTGCAATGCACCAATAAAACCATTGGCAATCCTGGCTCCGTTGACTCTCAAGAATGGGTTAGGGGTTGCACCGCTATCCCTGAAGAACTCTATAGAATCAGTACCGGTTATGGCCAAGACATTATTGGGAGTTGCAAAACATCCATTGTTTTTATCCGGTAATTCTTCAGCATCAAAGAAACTTAAAGCCTGAATAGTTCCTGCTGCTCCTACATCAGAAAACTTGGCCGGTGTTCCATCAAAAGGAATGTAAATAAATCGGCCATTGATATGACAGACATCAGCCCATGATTCAAAGTTTGCGTTTCCAGAAGTATCAGTTACAACATCAGTTTTGCTGAGGGTATAACTCTTTCCACCGGGAACAACGATTACCGCATCATTGAAACCTATGGCTACTTTGACCGGCTCCGAACCTTCAATGGGTGTTGCATTGGTGGTGAATGCGCCGGTTTCATTGTTGGTGAACTTTATCAGACTCTGTGAAACGACATTATAGCGATTGCCATTCCAGACAAAGTTACCTCTCGCCACTTTGCCAGTCGTATTCTTCTGGCTGATACCAGGTCGACCAACAAACTTCCCATTGCCATCGTTCCAACCGTTCAATAGAACACGCTTGGTTCGTGGTAGGTTTTCGGATTCATTGAACCCTAATGGGAGTGGGATTCTAGTTGCCAACAGTTCCACCTCTACCCTTAAAGATACGCTGATTAAAAGTCACCCTATTGCCGGATCCAATAGGCGTTGTACTTGAAATAATCTTAGTTGGAATCTCCACCACCCGATAAATGTCCTTAACCAGGTTGAAGGTTCGCCTGGCATTGCTCAAAAGAGTTTGAGAAACCACATTGCCCCCATTATCAAAACTGGGAGCCAGTTCAAGTGCCAAGTTAGCAACGATCGCATTCCTGGAATCCGCTGGTTCACTCAGTTCATCACCGGCAGCATCAAGCGGAGTAATACCCAACCGAACCCCCCTGGAAAGCCATAACTGAAGCATTGAGTTGAGTTTTTTTCTACCCTTCTCAATAGCTTCAGGGTTAGCGGCAGACAATACAGAATGCGCCCCTATTTCTTCCAATGAATCCAGAATTATTGATGTTCCGCTACTCATTTTTTACCTGCTCTTTTGTGGTTGCACCCGAAGCAGCCATAGCTGCTGCCTTGGCATTATCCTCTTCGATGATTTTCTCTATCCCTTCAAGAAAATTCTCCTTTTCATCAAGAGCCGCTTCCTTTCGATCGAGAGCCTTTTCCTTTTCATCTAGAAACTTCTCTTTTTCATCAAGAACCTTCTGTTGAATGGAATTTCCTTTCTTCACCGGTTCAGTCTTTTTAGTTTCATAAAATTCCTTCTCCGGATGGTCGGTGTAGCCATCAGCCAATGCAGCCTCAACTTCATCTTCCATGAAAAGTGTTGCCGTACCATCTTTATATAAAAAAGTCTTTCCCATTTGAATACCTCGATAAAAGTTAAAGAAAGGAAGGGACGAGTTTCCCCGTCCCACCCCAATAAACTAAGTACCGATCAAATTCCCGCACATCTCGGGAATAAGAATGTTGGGTCTGAACCAGATAGTTAACCTGTATTCTGTCCCCAGATTCTTGATATCAGCACCTTTTGCAAAAAGAATCTCAATGCCTGAATCGGTTGATTCAATCATCGTTGAAACTCCATTACCATCCAGATCCATCGTTGCCAAAGAACCATGAATAATTTCCACTGACTGATTAGCAAAGAAGATATTGGAAGGCTTGGTTGCGGTGATATTCAAAAAGGTGATAGCAGAGTTGTTATTCGCTTCATCACTACAGTTTGCGTATTCTTTTTCCGCTTGGCCAGGAGCCGGAGCCGCCGTTACATTGTTGGTAACGATTGCCGGACTGATTCTCCAAACCGTTGCACTTACTCTCTCCAAGATACGGAAGGTTTGAAGCTGACCCGTATCGTTTTTGTGGATCTGAGAAAGAGCATTGATTCCCGCAATGGTGAAAGCATCACCTAATTTAACGGTACCAGTCCCGGTATCAACCGTCAAAAGCTGAGACCGGTTATCAACATTGTTCCCATTGACATCTGTTGCCAGCGGAATATGTTTCTGGTTACCGTTTACCAACCAACCCGATGCTGCCGTGAAGACACTATTGGGCATGAAATTGGCTTTGAATGAATCAAAGGTTGCCACCCGGGGAATTACTGAACGCTCGAAAGCGGTCAACGAAACACCCGTAGGCGGTGCATCCCTCTTAGCCAAATCACCGGAAACCCCGTTATAATCAACGGGGTTCATGATTAGCGTCCGAGGTGCCATAATCGGAACATCCCGAATAGACATTTGCTCTTCGGCCTTTGCAATCTGCTGATAAGTGGTGATAGCTGCAGCATCCTTGATGAAGAGAGTTCCTTCATTGGCAACCTTGGTTGCTGTGGCTTTATCCACCAGGGCTGACAAAGCCTGAACTGCACTTGTTGCCTTCCTATCCCGTTGAAGCGGATCATTCAACTCAACCGCGTTCATTGTGAAGGGGACATTCTTGATGTCCGAAGGTGGAGTATTATTAGCATTCAAGGTTGATGGAACGGTCAGCTGAGTGATATCAGCAAAATCCGCTTGCACCAGTACGAGACCTTCTTTCTCTACCGAGATATAGGGTACCGGACGGTGAACCGTCAACGCAGAACGCTCCATCGTAGTGCTAGGAGGTTGGAACTTCATGACCTGCCTAGCCGTTATGTTGTTAGGGTCGAACCCTTCCAACACCTGCTCGAAGAAAACAATTTCTTCCTTACTAAAAGCATTGGGCATTTAATTTACCTCAAGTTTTACCCTTGGCCTTCAACTCGCGCTTAAAAGCTATTAGCTTTGTCATATCCCCGGTTTTGCTGGCTTCTTCTCGTAACTTATCAAGCTTACGATCATTGGCCGTTGCATTTTTGGGAACACCACCTTCAAGCGGAGCATCAGGATTAGGAGTTGTTTGTTTTTTGGGCCTGACTCTTATTTCAGACCTTAATCGACCGATTTCAGCAACCCCCAAGACTAGACTTTCATCAAGCACACTTCTCAAGTGTTCGGCATCTTTCGGATTTTTACCCAGATAATAAAGGATGTTCTGAGAATCATTGAAATGATCAATGACATGATTGGTATATTCCAATCCCAGGGCTTCTATCGCCTTATCCTCTGTGGCTTCATAATCCTTTACCCCAATCTTCTCGGCACGCTCGTAATGACTTGCCTGTTTCTTTTGCAAATCAATTGCTTTCGTGCTCGTTGATTGAGTTTCAACCGTTGACTTGGTAGCTTTCGCTATTCCTTCAGAAATTCGTTGATCGATACGGGCATCCGTCCAGGCTTCTTTCTTTCTAATGAATTCCGGATCAAGAGTACCTGCATCATAATCATCAGGGTTGGGAGGATTAACAGGATCAACCTTCCCTGATCGAGCCTGTTCCAATGCAATTTCAAGAAGCTTATTCTTTTCTTCCAGAATAGCTTTGTCTGTAGTTGCATTGTCCCTTTCCTGATTAGCATTAACGATTTTCTGATTAAGTTTATTGATTCGCTTTCTGAATCCAGTCTGTTTCGGTGCTGTGGAGGTTTGCGATTCCCCCGTCTCACGAACGACTTCAAACTCTTGATCTTCTTCCTTGGGGTCTTCATCACCTTCAGCAGGTTTATCTTTATCTGCTTCAAGTTCTTCCTTGACCTCTTCGGCCTCAGTATCAATAGCTTCTTTTTCTTTCGTGATTTCCGCTGTATCTTCGCCCATGATTTAACCTCTCAAATGGTGTTAGAGTTTGGCCTTATGGCCCCTGGTTTTACGCTCCAGTCAGCGAATATAAACAGCCCCGTCAGGCTGTGAATAAGTTTTCTTATGCTACTACCGGACCTGTTCCCAATCCACCCTGCCCGATTACCGCCCAACCCTGAACCTTATACTCAAGTTGGACACTATCACCAGCATCGGCGAAAGTGATGGTGGTATAACCGAGTCCGAGTGCTGGAGTGACAACTGCATTACCGCCATCAACCACGAGGGTAATGGTTTTCTTCTGTCCTATCGCCCCATTCGCCAATGTAAAAGCATCGGCACCTGTGGTGGTCATATTAGTAGACGGAGAAGTAATATCAATTGCTCCTCCTCCTATGACTTCCTGAGCCGGACTATTAATCACAACCCCTGTGACTTGAACAACGCCTCCTGTGTTGGAGGAAACTTGAACAACCGCGCAACCATCAATGCCAGACACAATAATTGTGTCTCTAACGTGAACGGTACCGCTCAAGCCATCGAAATAACCCGATGCCAACATCGCGGTCAAAGAATCTGTTTCAGAAAAAACAGAATACGTTTGCCCACCACCCTGGGAGTTTCCCGGTCCACCAACTTCTTTAAAATTTAATAATTCGAGTGCCATTTTAACTTCTCCTTAATTTATAAAGACAACTTCAATAAATATTTCTCCCATTAAATTGGTAACGCTGTAACCCTGTCGAATATATCTTTTCTGATCTCAAGTAAAGTCTTGGCCCTTGCATTTTCTATTTCCGATAGGATCTTGCGAGTCTCCGCTGCTTTCTTCTCGGCGCTGGCAATATTATCGACTGAATCCGAATCCATGTTCCTAGCCTCGGCATTCTGCTGATTGGCTGCGGCTGCAAGTAACTCTGCATTCGGATCCTCTTTCGGTGCTTGAGCCTGTGCAAGGATCTGTTCTTCCTCTTCCGTTTCGGGTTTGGTAATACCCGCGATGATGTTCTGTGTTCTGGCTATTTTCTTGAGTGGACCTAAGTTTGTGCCGGAAGAATTCTCGATCATGGAAGCAATGAGAGCATTCAAATAGATTTCGCCGCCCGGTATCTTGGCAATGGTATCGATCATGGCTTTGTTCTCTTCAACTGTGGCTTCCTTCTGTGACTCGTGAGCCGGACCAATATCAGCAAAAACCTTAAACTTTTTACCCTTAATGTTATTGGCCTCAATCAATTTGCCGGACTCTTCATCCATCACCTGTTCAAATAATTGTTTTTTGCTCTCCACTCCATCGCTCCCGGTAATGGTTACGATTCTGCTGCTGCTATAAACTTCTTCAGCGATGGAAGCGTAGACATCACCACCCCATACAATTGATTTAACAATGTTCTTCAGCATTGGGAGTGTCTTCAAGTTTTCACGCTTGATCATGGCCTGAATAGCTTTGCCCGATGCATTCGGATCCATCGTATCTTGTGGCGCACCTCCTGTGGTTGCTCGGATAAACTCTGGAATCACCTGCATCAAAGCTGCGGTGTTCGCATCCAATTGAGCGC